TTCACCCCCATTATTGATACCTTTAGCAGCCTCACCAAAAAGCTTAGTGGCGGGAATATCAGAAATCGCGCTAACCATAGTCATAAACAGCTTCATTGTTTCAGGCAGCCCTGAAAAGCTGTTAGATGATTTTTCATATTCCTCTTCGGAATCTAACAAGGTTATGTTGTTAGATGATTTGATCATCTTAGCAAGGGCGAAACGATCAGCTAACATTTCATCACCGCCGTTCATTGCTAACGTTGCCATTAAGCCTTTAATTTTTATGATGTCAACATTGGCTTCAAAGATCATACCGGCGATGTTAGACATTGAAGAATCCATGTTTATCAATGCATCATAAATGCGATTAAAAACAGAATCATGCCAATAGCGATTTTGACGGAATTCGTTGAATGGTAGAATTTGACCATCAAAACGGATAACCCTTGTGTGGTGAATCGCAATACCCGAAGCGTTAGTTAAACGGTACGCTTCTGGTTTATTGAAGTTTTCCGCTAACGGGTCAAAATTATTAATGTGCGCATAGTGTGCGTTTTCACTGTCATAAACAGTCATGCCAACTAATGCCCCTTTTTTAACGCGTTCTAAATCTAACGGTTCGTGTGGTTCGCCTGTTCCTTCAACATTCAAAACGATAAGAGAGCCACCATACATGCGTGCCCACATTTTAGCTTCTTTAAATTTCTGTCTAACAGAAAAGCGCTGTTCTTCTTTTTCGATTAGGGAGATTTGTTCTTCTTCTAATTCTGAATCTGCAAAGCTTCGCCATTCACGCGTCATTTCATCAGGGATTAATTCAATAATTTTTCCTGCTATGCCTCCCTCTCTAAACATTGCTTCAAGTGTTATACGATCTAGTCTGTTGCGGGTTTTCCGAAACATCGACTGCCCTAATTTACTGCCAGACGTGCCAAGGTTAGCTGTTAGATTAACTAACGAATCCTTCATAGCCTGTGCTGTTAATTTGCCTCTATCCATCAACACCGCTAAACCATTTGTATTTGAATCACTCATTTTTCTAACCCTCTATTAATGGCTTGCTAGTGCAATGTAGATTGAACATGTATCAACTGTTAGTGCTGTTGTTGCTGTTTCCGCTCTAACTACTAACGTTACCACATCACCTGTGTCCAGTATCAAATTCCCTGCTACTGAGCTTGAACCCGGATTAGAACCATCATAACGTGCTTTTGTTTTTGTGTGCTCTTGTACAGCGCCGTTAACTGCTAACAGATAAACATAATCTCTTGAAGCGCCACCGGTAACTTCTGCAAATAATGTAACGTCTACCGTATAAGCTTGTTTCTCTTTTGAATTAACAGTGAAAACCCCAGTGTTAGAAACTGAAACATGTAGTTGATCAGCAGCAACAAATGCAGTGCCAAAATCAACTGCGACCTCATTGCCTGCACCTGTTCCTGAAAATGTGGTATTTGTTGCATTATCTTGAATTGACCCACTACCTGTAACAACAGTGTTATTGAGCCCTGAATTATCCGTTAGGTTGTAATCCTTATTTTTATCAAATTCAGTAGCACCACCAAAGGTACCTAAACCTGTTAGGCCACAATCTGATATATTGATTCTGTTAGATATTGTCGCCCCGTTATCTACTAACACAATATCACCTGAACCAGTGTTATCAAAAGTACAGTTTTCAAGTCCAGCGTTAGAAATAACTAACGATGCATCAAAGTTGAATATATTACCGCCATTAACAAAAGCACAACGCGTAAAATCAAAACGTGAAAATGTACCTGATAAATCGAAAGGATTATCAAAGCCCATAAATAAACTACTGCTAGCACCTAAGAAATTGCCACTAACCATATTGCCGAGTGAGCACCCTATTCCTGTAGCTGTAACCCTTGTGTTAGTAAAGTTAACAACTGCGTAGCCTGTTGCATCAATCACATCAAGCAGTTTTGATCCATTACCAGATAACACAATTGATAAGCTGTTAAAAGTAAATCCCGTGTCAGTGCCTTTGAACGCTGTTCCTGTTCCTGAATATTCATAACTATCTTGCCCCGCCGCGTGCCCACTAATGATAGAGCCGGGGGTTATCTGCATTTCATAAGGGTTAACGATATTAGATGAAACAACATAGTTAATATTTGCGACTGTTGTTATAGTGCCAGCAACCTGAGTTGGTAAATCTGCTAACACATTAACAAAGTGAATACGCGAACCCCAAATATTCCGGCTATCTACCATAACGCCAGTGTTGAAGTCTGTTAGCCCTGCTATTTGCTGGGTAGCTGTTTCTGCATTATTCAAATAAGATTCAATCAACTGAGCAAAAGCGTTTCTAACGTTTTCCGCTTTGATCTGTTGTTGATCATTGTCAGGCAGTAAAGCCGCCACTAGTTGTGTAACTGTTGCGTTATTGTTGCTCATTGCGTATAGCCCCTTGATAGATTATTGGTGTCTCGACTAACAGATTATGTATAGCGTCCATTGTCGGGTCGATTTGGTCATCGTGTTTATGTGACATTAAAGGTGTAAATTTAGCAAATTCTAACATGTAATCACTAACCCATTCCGCATCTTCAGGAATCCAAACGTTACCAACTTCGATATGTGGCACTGCATCAAAAGCCCTTGATACTTTGTCGCGGTTACGTTCAACCCCTTCAACTGGAATGTTAGTTTCTTTTTTCAAAGTCTGGATTAATCCCGAACCGCTAGACTTTTTCTCAATCATCATTTTTTGCACCCCTATAGGGTTATTGATATGATGAAATTTGTGTTTGTTCCAGAAATCCTTTGCTACCTGTAACAATTCAGGTGATTCCCATTTTCCTCTGATTTGATCAATGAGAAATATCCCATGTGTTAGGGATAAGCCCCAACATTGAAACACTGAATAATCGTTATGAGTTTTTATCTCTTGCGCAGTATCACCATAAATGCGCTTGAAAATTATATCTTTAGGTAAAACATTATAACGCTTCCAGTAATGGTCTTTAAATATAGAACCACCTTTAGGGCTTGGCTGTTGCTGGTTCTGCGCACTGTGGGTATAACTGTCAGCCTTGGCTAACTTATCCACTTCATCGCGGTTATGCTTAAAATCCCATAGCACCCCTTCTGGTAGGTCGTAGTCTATAGGAATTCCGTGAGTGTATTCGGCTGGGTAATAATCCAGAATGTTTTCGTTAGGTACATCCATTGGCAATAATAGATGATGCCATTTTTCACCAGTACCGCCGCGCAACAAAAACCCACTGGGATCATCTTCATGCAACCGCTGCATTATTACTATTATTGGGGTGGTATCTTCTAACGCTAAACGTGATTTGAATGTGCTGTTGAACCGCTCATTGATTCTGTTACGAATAGCGTCTGATTGCGCATCCATTGGTTTTATGGGGTCATCAATGATCATAGCGCCTGTGAACTTGTTCTTAAGCATACGCCCTGCTCTGAAACCTGTTACTGCACCACCACTAGCAGTAGCATAAACACCGCCCCCCGCTTCCGTATACCACTTCTTCTTAGCTGAAATATCTTTTCGTATAGGCATAGGGAAAAGTTCTTGAAACTCTACCGAATTTATAATGTCGCGTGTTAACGTGCTGTTCCATAGTGCCAGATCATCGGCATAGCTTAAATGTATAAATAGTGATTCAGGATTAATCGCTAAACCTTTAGCCATGAAGTGTATGACAGCCTCTTCGGTTTTAGTATAGCCCGGTGGCACGTTTATAATAAGGCGGTTAATCTCACCTGTTATAACCTTGTGTAATGCCTCTTGCATAATAACATGGTGGCGGTTTACCATGAATTGACGGCCTTCACGAAGTCTGAAGAAATAACGGCTAAACATAGTGGGTGTGTTTAAACAGCCATGCCTCAACATCCTTTTTTCGTTAGGTGTCCAGATTATTCCATCATCTTTAGGTTTTATAACCATCTTAATAATGCTCGTCAAATCGTTTTTTGAATAGTCGAATTTCTGAGCGTGTCAAATCTTCTACTTTTCCGCTTTCTGTTTCTTCCATCCCTTTAATGTCTAACGCTTTCTTTTTGGCGTGCATAAATTCAGATAATGTTTTCTGCGCTGTTATCATGTCTTTGCGCTCTATAGGGGTATAACGAAATTCGCTTCTGATTAAATCCGTTAGTTCTGAATAATCCATAGGGTCAGGGACGTTTTCACCATACTCGTTTTCCAGCTCTAATATGCGTTCATAGATTTTGGAGCGTGAAGAAAGGTCGATGCCATTAGCAGCACCAATAAGCAGTACAACAGGGTCTAACAGGTTGAATTCATCGCAAGTGTTTTGCAACTTATCATCAAGGGGCAAGAAGTTAAAATCCCTTGGTGAAGCTAACACCTTTTCAGTGTCTATCTTCGGGGCGCGCTTTGACCTCTTAATAGGTTTTAGCTTTTTGCGCTTTATGCGTCTTTTGATCATTGGCTAAAATCACCGTTTATAAAGGTGTCTGGCGCATCTTTTTTATATACTCGACTTTGAGTAATTATAATAGGGGAATTTTCACTAACACGTTTTGCTATAAACAACGCCCATTGGTCATGCGCTTTTGCTAGGTCGATTTTTATATCTCTATCAGGGCAAAAAGGATCATCTATTATTAAAACGCCATCTAACGCTTTATTTGTCATCGCTGAACACCTTGTATGAAATTTGATCATATTATACAAGGTTGTTAGATGATATTTAAAACAGAAATTATGGATACAATAAAAAACAGAAATTCAACCCTAGTTTTATAGCTCTATTACATGGTGAAAGTGTTAGATTATAACGTTTATGCAATGTCTAAGTTGTTGATTTATAGTAAAAAGGTGTTAGAAAGTAGGGTAGTAGAAACAAAAGCTGAAAATTGGCTGTTTAGGTCGTTAGATAAACAAAAGTGGGTATATAGGGCTATTGAGTGATTTTTGTACAATTGTTCAATATTTGATCAAATCAATTAAATACAAATTATTTGCATTTATCGCTTGACGATTAACATGTTAATCCCTAGAATTACCGTATTGAAATTAACTACTACTTAAAAGGTTTTCCAAAATGGCTACATTATCCGAATTTAAAAGCGCTTCTCTTGATCTTCTTAACGTTAATTTTTCCCATGAGGGTTTTGACTACATTAATTACAAAATCAACTATGTACGTGATTACAACCTTAATGAAAGCGGTTCAATGAGTGATTCACTTATGAACGAAATTCTAGCCACTGTTGAAACTCAACTACAAGCATATTCAGATAGCGGTATTATTGCAAATAATTTTGAAAGTAGAAAAACCACTACAAAATCCATAGACATTTTAAAACTTCACTCATCCAATAGCTAAGGGTTTATTATGAAACTAGAAGCTAAAAGCATAAACGATGCTGTTAAACAGCTTAGTTTCTTTAAATCTCACAAGCCATATAAATATGGGGGGGTGTGGTTTATTGCTCAACTGGATAATGAAACTGTTATAGCTTTTAGAACTATTAAAACTGTTGTTAACAATCTAAACAAAGCAAATTCAAACACTGATAAAATATACAAGGTAGGAGCTATAAAAATGGCTGTACAATACACAATTAAAAAAGATGGTAATTATGTAACTGGGTTATTCTGTAGCCCGCTAGAATTCAACACCAGCGATGTTAACAAGGCTTACCATTGGGACACCAGAACAGCGAATATGAACGCCCTAGCGCGCGAGAATGGCGCTGAAGTGGTCGAAGTGGTAACTGCAAAGGTTCATGGCAAATGGCAGAAAATAGAGGCGGTGAAATAATGGCTAAAATTCAATACAAAAAGATTAAAAATTCCTATTGGGGCGGTAATGGTGTAGGGGATATCCCTGCATCTTGGGCGGTGTTTGTAGAT